CATTTAGAATCCATAAAATCACCAATCTTACCCATTGTACCAGGGAAGAAATGATTAGCACCTGCCATTATGGCTTGTAAAGGATTACCTTGAGTCAACCCAACCGCAGCATTAATACCTGCCATAATAGGACCAGCACCAGGTATAAATGATAAAGCAGTTCCTATTATAGGATTACTTGTTATCTTACCAACTGCAGCACCAACTTTCTTTACACCACTCCATACACTACTAGCAACTTTCTTTACACCTTTCCATATTTTACCAAAAATCATTTCCTGCAACTTAAGTTTGCCACCTGCAGAAAAAGGCCACCATCCCTTCTTCTTAACTTCCTCACTACCTTTTTGAACATTCTCCTTAAGGGGATCTGATACATTCCCTTTAAACATCTCAACAATCTTACCTAAAGGAGGTAATTTAGCACCTAATTTATCAACTTGACCTTTAAAGGTATTGAGACCTAATGCATTAACAAGTTTATTCTCCTGCTTCTGCAAATCCCAATTTGGCATAATAAATGGCATCATGTCCCTGACGAACATGTACGCATCCAAACCAGAGGAAATTACAGATCCAGTACCTCCTGTGAATAAACTAGCAAGATCGAAAACACCTGATGCACCTTCAATTAAACCACCAATAGAATCTTCACTTCTAAATCTTTCATATGAAAATAGTAAGTTAACAATACCACCGATGCCTACTAGCATCTTAGGTCCTATTTCACTTGCTAATTTACCAACTTGACCTAAACTTGTAATTCCCCATTTAGTCTTTAAAAACTCTAAAATTGGTTTTATACCAGGTATTTTAGCAAGTTTGTCAAGTAAACCTTTACCAAGTCCTTTAACCTTAGATAGCAAAGGATCTAATAAGGATTGTATTGGTTGGAGAATTCTCTTAATAATAGTCTCTTGAGCACCTTTTTTAAGTTTATTAAATCCACCTATAGCACCATCAATGGTTCCATTAATAGCATTTCCAATTCCCTTTACTCTCTCTGCTAATGCCCTTTGAGTCTTCTGCCAAACTGCTTGTCCAATTTCTACACCTTGCTGGATTTTCTTACTACCAGTCTCAAATAACCAATCTTTACCTTTATTAAACCAATTACCAACACCTTTTCTACTCTGATTCCACTTACTTAATTGACCAGTAACCTTTTCACCTATATTAGTAAGAAGATTACCAGTTTTAGTTTTAGTAGTACCAAGTATCTCACCTGCTTTGGTTTTTCCTTTATTAAACCAATCACTCAATTGACCTAATGGTCCTTTCTTCTTTGGTTTGGCAGCCTCTATTTTAGCAATTGCTTTATTAGCATCACGCAATGCTCCCCTGAGACTTTTACCATTCTCAAGAGAGTTTAAAAATACCTTTGCTCCGTTTTTATTCTTCTTTAAAAGTGCTTTATATTGTTTAGCAGCAGCATCACCAAATTTATCAGCTATTGTTTTTGGATTTGGTAAATCTGGTTTTGGACCACCACCAGGACCACCAGGAAGCTGGTTCGTAAACCAATCCATCAATCCCATAATATCTGCTATGAGACTAAATGGGTTCATTAGGTACTTTAATCCTATGATACCCGTGATTAGCTGTCCTAATCCCGTAATTTTCTGACCAAAATCACCATCTGGATCACTTAATTTAGCAAATCCATCTAAACCCCAATTAACTAATCCTGATGAAAAATTATATAACTTCGTAAATACAACATTTACCTTATGTAAGAATAATTTGAGTTCCTCCATCTTTTGAGGATCGCCAATATATTCTAAGGTAGATTTAATAACACCAATAGCAAAGAGTTTCTTAAAGAGAGCACTAAGTGGTCCTAAAAACTGCTCAAGCCATCCGAGTGCTCCTCTAATACCCTTTTTCGTTTTATTATCAGGTTTTTTCTTGGCGGCTTTTTTGCCGTCAAGACCCTTTTCCATCTTATCAACTTCAGCAGCTTCCTCAGCTGCCTGATCTCGTTCCCTTCTTAATCTTCTTCTTTCAAGGATCTCTTGCTGATCTTCTAGTTTCTGACTAGCAGCAGCAATTCTCTCGATATCCTTAGTACAATTAGCAATACTAGTAATAGTACCACCTAGCCTATTAATAGCCATAGTGGTAACACGAGCAGAAGCAACGGCACCACCCATTGCTCTTCCTGAAGCAGGGCTTACAAATTTATATGCTTTTATCTTTGTATTAGCCACCAGATTGATTCTGCTCCTTCATACGTCGTTCTTCCTCTTGTAGGAACTTTATTAACATATTAACGTAAATCTCCTTTTCCCAAGGCATCAAGTTATCAATATACTCAATATTCCACTTATGATGATGTATTAAGGCAAAATTGCCTTCATAATAAGAACGTAGACTGTTATGAAGAAGTGCTAGCCGAAAAAACTTGCTAGACCCTCCAGTACTACTTCATTCTCCTTACCAGTGTTAGGATTAGTAACTTTAAGAGTATGTGACAACTTAGGCATTGTTTCAAAGAAACTTTGAATAACACCAAATTGCTTACTATTCAAGTTATCAAAAAATTCAAGAAGTTCTTTTTGAGGAACATCTTTACAATCATATACTTGATTAGGATCAGAAATTTGTTCTACACAACTTGCTGCCATCTTGAATACTTGATCAACACCAGCACCACCTTCTTCAGTAAAGTTCATTTGTACAAAAGTATCTAAACTTGGATAACCCATTGTTAATACAACTTCCTCATCCAATTTCAATTCTTTTGTATGTTTCTTATCCTTAATGACTTTAATTTCATCTAAAGGAATCTGAACTTCAACTTCAGTTTCTCCATCATCAGGACATGTTACACTTACAGTAACATTCTCACCAACTGATTTGGTACGAATTTGTAAGAAGACATATTCAATATCAAATGTTGATAAAGAGTCAACATCCTTAATATCAGTACATGAAGTAATAATATTTTTAATAGCTTTAACGATTTCAGGTTGTTCACCTGTTTCCGTTGCTATAAGAAGCAATTTCTCCTCTTTAACTAGAAATGGTCTAAAATTGACTATTCTACGAGCATCAGAGGGCAACTTCAAAGTGTACTTAGGTACATTTAACTTAGGTAATGCCATAGTGTATTCAAATCAAAAGATTGGTATATGTATATATTTAGTTAGTTATCCCCAAGCTCCTTTCTGATTAGTATTCCATTCTTGGTTCTTATTCGCACTATCTCTATACGTTTCTCTATCTGGTTGAATATTATTATTTCTTGTTAATCTTCTAGATACCTGTTGAGTCTTACCATCGTCATCAAACTTATCTTGAGTATAGAATCTATAACGTTCATAATAGAATCCTATTGTAAGATCCATGACTCTTGCAGAATCATTATTTAATTGCACAGATCCAATATTATAAGGGAAGGCATTCTGAACTTCCCAACAAGCAGTAAGTTCATTCTTTCTTGCCATCAATGGATTCATCTGACTATTTCTTAATTGTGCTAATAGCACAGGATCTGTTATTGCTAAATCTCCACCACCTCTTTCCCATTTATAGATCATTATTTTAGGACTTACATATTTCTTAAAATAATCTGTATATTGATTAGAATCTTGTGACATCTTCATCATCCATCTCTCAAAGAAATTTCTCGTAAGTTGAGATCTGGGCATTTGAAAAGTTATATTAATTTGACTATGAGCAGAACCAGTAGCATATTTAATAGGTGATCCTACATTAACAACCTGACCAGTAGTAATCTGTTTGCTTGGAAGGTTAACATTCTTTGCATAATAATCTAATAAAACATTTAAATCTCTATTTCTTGAAGGATCAAGAGTATCTGATGTTAAACCTCCATACTGTCTAGTCATACATATTGGAGACCAGAAATGAACAGAATATAGATTCGTCGTACTAGGATGATTTTCCTTAACTTTAAAAAACGAAGTAAAATTCTGAAGAGAATTGTATCTTGCACCTTGTGGGTGTAATATTCCTGCCATTATACTCTAAGTTCCTTCTCGGTAATTAATTTAAACTCCCAACCATAATCCTTACAAAATTCAACTGCTGCTTTCCATTTTGCCTTATTAATACTCCAAGTAACAACTTCAGTAATATACCTTTTAGTATGTTTTCTTTGAGTTTTAGGTTCTTTTGTCTGTCTAGCAGGTTTCACTTCAACCATATATTTCTTATTATTCACCTTCAGATAAAAATCTGGATAATATCGATGGCGTTTACCATCAACAGGAGATATATAAGGTATAGCAATCTCTTCACTTCCCCATTCTTGTACAGAAGGGGTTTGATCACACCATTTCATGAATTTATATTCCCAAGATGACCTATAAATTATATTACGAGGATTGCCCTTGTATTTACTAGGAAGTCTTGGAAAATACTTTCCTTGTTTATACTTCATAAATATATAGAGATCACATAGTATTTAGGCAGAAAGTGACCATCTACAAATACCCATACAGACCTCCAGTTCCTCATAGTGGTAATGATGCGGATGGACCAACAGAAGCAGTCGATTATGTTGCTATAAGAAGGAGTAGAATTAAATTTAAAGATGATAACAAGTATTATGGTGAAAACTTACCTAGTAATGATGTAGAAAGGATATACAATCCTGATGCTGTGTATATTGCAATGCCTCATCAATTACAAACACAATACAATCCTTCATATTCAAGAACGGATGTTGGTGTTGCTGGTGTAATGGCAGCATCATTAATGGCTGGAGATGCATCTCAGGGTGATTTAAATCAAGTTGCACAATCTATACAAGCTGCAGCTGCAGGTGGAATGCCAGAATTTGCAACTTCACTAATTGCTGGTGCAGCAAATAGCCTCAACAACGTATTAGGTTTAGCAGGTAATGTTAACGCAAACTCATTATCAGCACTATCTAAAGGTAAAGTATTCAATCCTTTTACAGAGCAAGTATTCAATAGTATGGCGTTTAGAACGCATGTATTTAATTTCAAATTTCTTTCTAGAGATGAAGAAGAAGCTCAACAAGTTAAAAGCATTATAGATTATTTAAAAATTGGTTCTGCACCAATTATTATGGGTGGTGATATACCAGATATTACTCGAAATGCTGGTGCTAAAGGAGATGCAAAAGAAAATATAACCAAAACGGCGGATCATTTTGGTATTGATAATATTGATGATCACCTTAGCACTTGGAATTCTACCAAAGGTAAAGGTGTTGCATCCGCTTTCAGATTTTTAGAAGTTCCTGATAAATATCATCTTAAATTTATGAGATTAGACCCTGGAGAAAGTAGTTTAAAAGGTTCTAATGAACATGGATTACATTTTAGAATGCATACATCAGTATGTACAGGAATGAATGTGAATTACACTCCAGATGGGCAATATACATCATTTAAAAGACTTCGTGGAGATACAGTTAACGTTCCAGCAATACAAGTAACAATTAGTTTTACCGAAACTAGGATGATTACACAAAGAGATACTAGGTGGGGATATTAATATGGCTTCTTATTTTTCCTATTTTCCAAATGTTTATGTTGGCGAAGGTGTCACTGATGAAGAAGCCTTTAAATATAAACTCTGTACAAACCTTTTTAGACGAGCTAAAGCAAGACCAGATCTAGAAAAATATAGTACTCTATTTGAAACTTATGCTATTGTTGATAATGAAACTCCATCACAACTTGCTGACAAAATATGGGATGATGACCATTTAGATTGGGTTATATTGTTAGTAAACAATATCACAGATGTATATACCCAATGGCCAAAAAGTGAAGATGATTTAATGGAATATGTACAGAAAAATTATACTGACCCAGATGCTATACATCACTACGAAACTCAAAAAGTCGAATATAATAATATAACTTTCATAGAATCTGGTATAGAAGTTAATAGAACTTATAGAACAACATTACCAGATGGTACAACCAAATCTGAAGAAGACTCAATATATCCAGTAACTAACTACGAACACGAAAATTTCCTAAATGAGAAAAAAAGACTAATTATGTTACCAATTTCTCAAATGTTAGATATCGTAGTTGATGAATTTAAGGAATTAGTAGAATATAGTGATCATGAAGAATTAGATGATTTAGGAAATAAAAAGACACCTTTAAGTATTGCTTCTAGATTCCTAGAAAATACTGGTGCAACTACTGGAAGTGAAGAAGCAAGTTCTGATCTTGGAACAATTACTTCATATGATAACGGACCTGGATCCAAGACGATAAACGTATAAAACCCTACAGACAAAAAAATACCCCGAATTTTTTTCGGGGTTTCCTGGTAACTAAAAGTTGAATAATATATGGCTAATCTCTCATTGGGCTGCCGTTCCTCCAACGTGGGTTAGAACTACCCATCTGAGTAACGTCTTCCTTCTTTTCCATAGACTCTAAGATTCTAGCCATGTCAAGTTGAGAGAGTTCACCATCCTTTGTCCATTTTAGTGTTGTTTTAACAGACATACGTTTGTTTTGAATTCCTCATACTATTTTATATGGAAATCCTCACAAATGGGGGTTTTTTTATATTCTTTTTATGTTTACTTAAATTTCTGTAGTTATTCTTTTATATTTTCTTCATCATCTAAAGGTAATCCCATCGTTTTAATTTCAAGCTGCAGTTCAAGAAAGGCTAATTGTTCCTTTAAAGCCTTATTTTCCGCTTCTAAATGGTCTATTTCTTCTTCGTAAAGGATGATCATTTTTTCTAGTCGGAGATTTTCATTTTCTAAGTCCCAATCCGTAGTACCCTCCTAACAGAGGCAAAATTATTTAGATGGTACTGCTGGTACAAGTGCTCCACCATCGTCTTCATCTTCATCTTCATTAATTTCTTCTATACGATCTCTTAAGGATTGATGCAAATAACTATCAGATTCCTTTACTTTTTGAGTAAACTCAGGATCTGGTGTAAAATTTACTACCATTAACTCATCACCAGGTTTAACATCTACTAACTCTGGATGTGGTGGTCTTGTAACCTGTTTTGTTTTGGTCTCTATAAATTTCCTTCCACCCAACTCCCTTGCTGCTGCAAAACCCTGAGACATAAGTCTCAAGGCAAATACTAGCAGCACTAAATTGAATAGTAAAAATATACTAACCGCCATCTATATCACACCCTATAACACTACCTGTAACTACTCCTAAAGGAATTGCCCACCAACGTCCATCACCTTGAGATAGTGCTGCACCAGCACCTCCACCTAAGATACCACCAAGGATTGCTCCTTCACTACACTCATTACCATCAGGTGATGGTGTTCTTTCACGTATTACTCTTTCACGTATTACAGGAGGACTAGAGTGTCTCCTACAAGGTATTTCAACGGTATCATGCCAAGACCTAACATAACCTGGATGATTTGCTGTACCAGGAACATATTCTTCTCTATATTCTTCACGAGTACATGTTTCAGTAGAAGAATATCCACGTTGATAAGAATTAGTAGCAACTCTTCTCTTATAATACTCTGGTGAATCTGGATCAAATTTCTTCCACCAATCTAACTTACTCCTACTTGTTCTAGTTTCAATAGAATGTGCAGATGATGGTGAACCAAGAAAAGCTACTTGTTCATATGCTTGACGATTACTACGATCTCCTATGCTCTCTGCTTGTGCTGGAGCAACCAGGAAAGGTAATACCATTAGAGGTGCAAATTTCATAGTTCTCCCTTTGTTTATACTATAATTATAACAGAAAAGGGGTGGAAATACCACCCCTCTTGTGCCAGTTTGTAATCAGTCCTCTTCTGCTAGTTTAGCAAAGTAGGAAAGTGTATTCTCCTCATCCTCCACAGGTGAGGCAGCGACTGCCTTCTCTCTGAACTCAGAGACTTCTTTACCCCAGTTTTTTGGAGTAACTTCTTCCTCTGACTCATCAACAACTGCAGGAGCAGGTGCTTTATTAAGAGCAAGAACGCTGTTCAAACGCTTCTCAAGATCCTCATAGGACTTAAAGTTCTTAGGATCTTCAAACTCAGCAAGTGAATAGCACTGATTCCAGACCTTTTCTAATTGCTCATCATCAAATCCACCAAGGACACTAGGTGCTGCGAAGTCTGACTTATCATAATTCCAGTACCCATCAAGCTTGCGAATCTTCACCTTAAAATCTGCACCCTTCCATAGATTGAATGCATCTAAAGGAGTCTCATCCTTAAATGCAGGCTGCATTGCTTCTGTAATCTTATCAAAGATCTTCTTGCCATACTTGTACAAGAACACCTTACCTTCGTTCTCAGGATGTGCTGGATCACTTACAACGTAAATGTTAGAATAGTAAGATAGCTTACGCTTCTGGTTACGTGCTTGAGATCTTTGTGTACTTCCTTCTCCACCAGCATTCCATAATGTAGTATTAAAATCTGAAACTGGATCCTTTTTACCTAGGGTTGTGAGAGAGTTCTCAATGTACCAACCACCAGGTCCCTTGAAAGCATGTGACCATACTTGTGCGAAAGGACGATCCTCACCTTCTGGTGAATCTAGAAAACGAATAACAGCGTATCCATTTCCCGACTTATCGATTTCAGGTTTCCAGAACCTTTCATCGTTTGCAGACCCCTGTTGAGGTTGCTTTAGTTTCTCGATCTCTTGCGTTAGTTTGGCGAAGGTCTGTCCAGACTTGGAAGCCTTCTTTAATGTTGCAAAAGACATAATTGTATTCTCCGTATGTGTAGTGTAAAATTGCTACTGGATAATCGTAGCATACTATTTATGCTTAGTCAAGCATTCGCTGCTGCCTTATCTAAGGTCTCTAGCATGATGTCCATGCAATGACCTAGATCTCTGTACCCGAAGGCACTTGACAGAGCATTAATTCTCATCTTCATATCTGCTGCCTCTGGATCTTCAGATGCAGCAAGGCATAATCTAGTGTAAAATGTTTTTTGTTTATCAATAAGCACCTTACATTTATCAATGTGTTCTAATCTCTCCTCTCTAGGAAAAGATTGAATTTTACTAGTCTGCAATGCTATTTCTTGATATGTGTTAAAGATATCCTGCAGATTTTCTTGGACTTGTTCTGATTGAAAGAATTGACTCACAATGGTAAGACCCCTTTAGATGATTGTTTCATATAATTTAATCGCTGAGCCTCATGCTTTAATCTTTCCTTCAATGGTTTAGAAATTAATTTAGGAACAGTTTCTAATTCAATTTCATTCTCTTGGCAGTAAGTTACTACTGCTTCAATGTATGTAATTAAACCATCACTCTTTTTAACTAACCTCTCTATCTCTTGAGAAAACTTAGTAGGAGTTAAAAATTTGTCCTCAAGTTGTTCTTTAGGCATTTCTTCCCCTAACAAATTCTTCAATGTAGGATTTAAGTAGTTGTAAATAGTCATCAAGATTGTACTTCTCAAATACTTGAATAGATCCTTCTTCAGTGGCAATGAGTGTGACAACTTTCTTTACCTCAATTCCTGTACGCTCAAGGAACATTGCTGCGTATGCAGTTTCTTGAACAAAGTAATGTTCAATATAGTTCTCTTGTTTTTCTTTGGTTGAAGTTTTAAAATCGATCACTGCTAATTCACCGTCGAATTCAGCAATGCAATCTACCCGACCTGCTAAACCTAGGTAATGAGAAAATAAAAATGTCTCAAGACAATGTATCTTATCAATTCGGTTCAGCGTAGATTTTGCTGACTGAAACATTCTAACAGACAATGGATTATTTTCCAAGTATGTGTCAAGATCTAACACACCATTGATATAATCCTCAGTTATACTATGAAATGCAGAACCTCGTTGAGTAGCTCTGGCAGTGATACGATTAGCCTCATCTTCACCAATTTTCTTTCTCCAATTTTTAAAGAAAGCAGCGTTTTTAAACGATGTGATTGAGGTAACGCTCGGATAATATTTATCCGCACCTGGTATTGGGTAATACCGAACACCATTTTCATTCACAGGATCAACTTCAATAGGTTTGAAGTCTGCATCAACAAAAGTAAAAGTCATTTAGAAACCAAGATTATATTTTGAGATAAGATATGATTTAACTAATCCTGAACGAACAATATCTCCTATATTAAATTCAACACAAGTAAAAGTATCTTTCATTTCCTCAAGGATCTTGATGAAATCTGCAATACCTGATGTCTCTTTCTCCCTTGTTAAATCAGTCTGAGTAATGTCACCACAGAACATAATCTTAGAGTCCTCACCTATGCGAGTGATCATTGAATCAAGTTCATGGAAATTCAAATTACTAAACTCATCTACAATAACAATAGAATTGTCAAGAGTAACACCCCTGATAAAAGAAGTACTCCAGAAGTCAATTGTCTCTTGCGCTCGTAAGTTGTCATAGAGCATTTGGAATGAGTTATCATCAGGCATACTAAACATGAATCTAACCATGTTCTTGTATGGAATTTGATAGAGATAGGACTTGTCCTCATGATCTCCAGGTAAGAAACCAATCTCTCTAGTAGGTACTAATGACCTTACAATTACTATTTTATCATAAGGTGTAGATTCGTCAAGTACCTCTTGCAATGCAAGATACAATGTGATAAAGGTTTTACCTGTACCAGCAGCACCATGCAACAAAAGATTCTTACCCTCTTTGTATGCATCAAAGACGGTCTCTTGATTAGGTGTTAATGGTTTGATTGAAGTCATGTACGACTGATCAATCGGTTTCTTCCTTTTCATTTGCTTCTTGGACATGGGTTGAAGTGGTGGAGTACCATTCCCATTACCGTTGGTCTTCTTTCTTGCTCTTGGCATTCTTTAAGTGAACCTCGATAGATTTGCACTTGGATGTGCTGATTGAACTTTACTCATGACCTCTTTAAAACCATCATCCATCTTAGGTTTACCATAGGTTTTACCTGCAACACCCGCAGACCAGTCTTTATCCCAGTCTGGGTTATCCTTTCGCCATTGATCATACTCTTTCATGGTCATAGAAAGTTCTTTCTTCTCTTGAGTATTTTTATTTATTACGGGATATGTAGGCATGTCTAAAAATAATTGAGTAGGACAAGGATGCTTCGATCTGTATCAGTTGCAGGAGTACCTCTGACTTCTATCTCTCCATCAAATTCAACGATCCTATTTTTAACAAAGTCAATAGTCTCATCACCAACTTTTACCTTAGCATTAGAATCATTTAAAAAGAATAGAGAAGTGTATGCTCCTACACCTGATGGTAGAGGAGGAAGTTCAACACCTTCTTTAAAAGCATCACCTCTTCCATATGATACTACTTGTATCTTTACCCATTGCTTTCTTTGAGTGCGTCTACCAAAGATCTGATCCATTACATTGTATGCATCACTCGTTGGTGTCTGATTATCATATAAAAGATGATAATAACATCCATCACTCTGATAAAACCAAGCAAAATTATGATCATCAAACATAAGTTTGATCTCATCAAAGAGAGGCTTTGCTAAATATTCGTCTTGTAAATCCATTAATTCCACTCCAATGCTGTTGATATAATAGGAAATTGTTCTTTAAATATATCTCTACATGCTTCTGCAATATCCATGTGTTCCTTCTGGGTTCCATGTGCTGAACGTAAATCTATGTAGTGTACCCATGAACGTACACTCCCTGTCATGTATAATTTAGTTGGTGTAGCAAGTGGAAGCACAAACCTTGCACACTCTTTAGCAATACCTGCTTCAAGCATCTCTTTATATAAATGCATTCCATCTACAAAATGTCTTTGCATTTTCAATTGAAAATCCTGATTAACAAAAGGATCTACATCATCAATACTATTCTGTCTGTTCTTCTTATCCTGACGACGTAATTCTGGTAATGGTATTTCTTTACCTAGCAGTTCAGCGTCAGCATACCTTTGTGAAAATTCTTGATAAGTAAATGATCTGTGCCTTAGTATCTGGGCAGCAAGACCTCTTGTAGTTTGTATCTCTAGAGTCATGAATGCCTGTTCAAAGACACTCCAATGCCCATGTTCTATACAATACTTAAGAAGACCCTCGACCTTAGGGTTCTCTTGATTCTTAGGGTTACTGACACGTGCTACGTAACCTATGGTTTTTTCAGCGTCAGGTGTAACACTGACGAGACATACTTTAGTCATTGAAATCAAATAATATTTTAGAGATCATTAGAAGTGCAAATGCTTGCAAATATGTGAGTGCTAAGGTTATACCTAGAGCAGGTGCTAACCAATTCACGAGCCACATAAGGACCAGAGGTCTAAGAAATACTGAAGTGACACGACCCAGTTGCTTTAATGCTTCTGCATTAGCTTCCTTTTGAATCTGTGCTTGAGTCTTCTCTCTTTCCTGTTCTTTCTCAGCTCGTTTGTCAAGATAAATTGTCACGTGCTTTTTTTCTTTGGGGTTTTTGGTTCGTTCCATAAATTTGGTCTCATTCTACCCTGTGACTGTTTCATAGTCACAAAGTTTTTTTTATAAAGATCGTAGTAATAATCAAAGATAGAAACTTGATTATCACCGACTGCTAAGTCATGACGATCTTCACCATCAACTTTATACGTAACAATATAGCACGTATAAGGAAGTTTGGTGTCATTCGCATCTTCGAGTTTACAATTCTCTTTGATAACCTTCATGAACGACCACCCCATTCAATTTGAGGAAAAGCTTCAGACACTACTGCCTTAGTAATCCTTTTGTACTTACTTGTAAGTTTACCATCTTTTACAAGAACAATCAACTCTGCTTCTTCAGCAGATAAACCTTCAAGCAATTGAACAAACATTTGTTCACGTTTTAGATTCTTAAGTCTATTGTCACCACCCTTAAAGAACCTATACAAACCTCTGTACTCATGTTCTAAACGTGAGTGGTCTGTACCTACAGGTGCATCATTAGGTGTGTAAGGAACATCACCTTCGGGCATTATTGATACGACACTATCATCAAAGTTAATGATAAGTATCTGACGTAAAGCAGGACTATTATGCTTTTGCAATAGTTTAATTTTTTCTGCTTTAGTCTTAGCATTGGAGACCTTACGTAAGATCTCACTAATTAGTAACCTAGAGTTACTATTTTCAAGAGTTTTTGTTGGCATAATTAATCCTCATCGTCATCACTTTCATGTTCATCCCATACAGTTTGAGGTCGAATGTAAATAAGTTCATCATGTATGATGTTACCATCTTCATCCAACATTTCGGGATGTGTCACTGACTTTGCGTAGGCAGCATTTTCAATGTAGTCTTCTACATATCCTTTTGCTAACCATGATACCACACTTCCTAGAAAAAAGGAACCGATCACCATTAGAACAACTAAAGCAATCTCCATAGTATCCTCCGTAGCTAATTTTATTTAGATGAGATTCTGTTCCCTCAAATATGATACGGTTTCAGTACATCCACCAAGGTTAGTTCCATTCAAAACTACCTGAGGAAATGTAGAACCCTGTCCAAACTGACCATAGAATGCTTCTCTCTGGAAGTCTTTTCCTAATTTATACTCTACAAAATTAAATTTCTTTCCACTCAATACTTGTTTTACTTGAGTGCAATAAGGACAACCATCCCTTGTATAGACTGTAAAATTCATAGTAGTTTCTTAAAAATAAAAAAGGGAACCCTTAGGTTCCCTTATAGTTATATCACTTTCTGAATCAGAATGTGAACTTAGCACCGATCTTAGCACCCCAATCGATGATGTTGTCTCCATCGGAGTCTTCACCATTAGAAGCACCAGAAACCTCACCATAAAGAGCAAGATCTTCGCTAACGCCATAAGAAGCACCAACCTTACCAGAAAGTTCTGTTTCTGTATCGTCAGTTGACTCAGAATGGTTTAGAGAAGGACCACCTTGTACGAAGTATGCGATCTTACCTTCACTAACTGTTCCTTCATAACCGATATGGAAGTCAGTAGCTGCAGAGCTATAGTCTCCATCAGGATATGTTAGGTTGCTCTCGACATTCACATATGGACCAGCAAAAGCTGCACCAGCGAGAAGGAATGGAGATGCTGCTACTGCAGCGATTGTTGATTTAATAGACATGATTGTGTTTTGATTGTCTCGCAAGGAAAAACCCTGCGGATGATAGACTCCCCGACATGGGAATCTTTTGTAACATCGACGCAGGGTTACGATCTTTCGAGTCCTGTGTATCGTTATGTTAAGTTATTTATAATAGCATAACCCATAAAACGTTGTCAAGTGTGCCAGTTTAATTAGTGTCCACCTTATTCTTCTTGGTCTGCCATTTAATCATCTTTGCATATTTCACATCTGATTCTGTATACCAGTCTGGATGTTTCTTTGCTTGCTTAATTAATTTCTTTGCTGCTTTCCTGTTGCTCTTTCTTTCCTGTTCCTGCATCTGGGTTTTCGTATTTCATTCGTTCAATTCTTCGCAGCTCTCTTCTATACTCTTCAAGTTTCTGTCTTGATTCTACAAGCATCTTAGCTGTCTCTATTTTACCTTTCGTATACTCTTCTAAGTTTGTATTTAATGATATTATATCCTGAGGATCAACAACAGCATCGAACTCAAGGTCGGTTTCCCCTACCACTTCTCTGAGTTCTTTGGTCAATCTATCCTTAGGTATTCTTGGTAAGTCCATGTGCTATTTATATTACTATGTTATGTTTTTCACGAAGTATTTTCTTATAAGGTCCATCAGGATTATCATCCCTAACTTCCTTAACTAATTTTATTTTCTCATATAAGGGAGCAACTTCTGGCTCCCCTATATTTTTACGAGACTTCCATAGTTGTCTCACAATAATACTTAATTCTTTATCATCGATAGGTAAATCCATTAAATTAAATCCATATCTTTGCCATGTCGTTCGCTATAAACATGTGGAACAGGCTCTTCATAGAAGACCCTATCACCATATCCTATCATAAGTTGCTTCCAATTGTCATCTTTCTTTTGATAGACTTCAAGAATAGTTTCTTGACCACCATTTGTTGTCCAAGTACGTGAGTACCATTGCTTCTCCTCATCCCAAGTATATCCTTGAGTGTCTAGGAGATTTTGTATATCAACAGACATTTCTAATTCATGTAGTGGAAGTGACATTAAATTTCATAGTATTCATAACCTGTAGCCATTCGGGTGTGCCAAATTAGATTACCATCACCCGCTGTATTCAGATCACGTGACGATGCTATTATACCAGATGCTTGAGTGATTGTCCCGATTGTTAGCGAAGCATTACAATCAGTTCCCTCGGAATCTTTAAAGCAAAGTTTCGATCCAGAGTTCTGAACACTAAAACCATATGGATTGTTTAATATGGTTGCAGGGTAAGTAGTACCACCTGTTACTGCAACTGTTGCATTAGAAGATCCAGTTTCTGCAGCACCTTGAGTAAAGGATGCACCAGCAACTCTATAAGTACCTAATGCATTATCAGGTGCAAGGTTAGTAGTTACTGTATCCTGTACAATATTTGTTATCTTTAACTCAGCATTACAATCATTACCATCAAGATCCTTAAAGCATACTCTCTGTCCGTTACCCATAATAGTATAACCTCCAGAAGAATTAGTTACAACAGCACTATATGTAGTACCAGCAGCAACAGCAAAGGTAGTACTAACGCTACCAGTCCGTACACCTTTAGTATGTGTTAGAGCCTGTGTTGATCCAACAACTACATGATTCAATGAGAGACCTGCATTACCTGGATCATCATCCCAATCTAATCTAAAAGTAACTGAACCAGCACCACTACCAGTAACAACTAAGTTACCACTTGCATTAAACGTAGCAGTAACACCCTCATCATTTAAAATCCATAGTTCAGCATTACAATCTGATCCATCACGATCTTTAAAACATATTCTTTTATTACCATTATCAACAGTGAATCCTCCTTCATTACCATCAATAACTGTTGTATATGTTCCAGGTAAAAGTCCTTGTAGGGTTTTAGTTATAGTACCTTTTTCTTGTGATCCTCTTTCAAAACCAACACCACCTATAGACCAAGTACCTAATGCTTGATCCCATGTCCTAGGGTTATCACTCCATGTCAAGGTTGCTGTTATGGTTGCAGTACCTGTACCTTCACAAATAATTCCAGCACCATTATCAAACCTTGTAGTAACAGCACCTGTAGTAGTTTCTGATGATAGATTTTCATCCCAAGCAAAGTTAAGTACTGCTGTTGCTTGACCACTACCATTTGCTTTCAATGATCCATTAGAAAGAAATTCTAATGTTACATTACTAGATGTTGATGGATAAGATAATGTCCATGCATTACCTGCTGGATTATCAGTCCAATTATTATTAGTCTGTGAGACATTAGTAACAGTACAACCTATAACATGCGGTCCTTTTGAAACATTACTTAGAGTAGTTGTAGCAGAAGTACTCTGTATATTATTAGAAGATGCTACTTGTGTACCATCAAGACTCCATGTACCTTGATCATCAACAGAATACTCAAGGACATAATCACCAGCATAAGGTATATCAACATTCCAATTAGCAGAATGAGTACCAAGTAAACACTCAGTATTAGATGGATAAACAGCATACTTACCCATGAAGTCACCCCATGCTGGATGAGGTTGACTAGTAAGCCAGTTAATAGCAGTGGAATTTAAACAAAGACCACCTTGACAAATCTTTATATAATATCCACCAGGATTTCTAAACCAACTGAATGCAAGACCTTCTGGTGGTCCATTACCTGCTCCTGGAAATCCTGCATCAGAATTAGTAACTTGAACTACAAGTTTTAAAGTACCAGCATTTAATGTAGTAGTTGTTGTATGAGGAGTAGCATGTGCACCACCTGCAAAGATACCACCAACAATATCAAATAAAGGTGTACTTGAATCATTCAAATACATCTTTGCTTCATCGTCAGCACCAAATTCAAACCCATATGTACCAGTCTCAGGTATTTCAATTGAATATGTAATCGTTTGAGTTTCACGTGGCAGAGTACAAACCATAGGGTTTACCCATACTGCATAATCATTTGCAGTATCACTCCAGTAACCAGCATTAGTACCTGTACTCTCAGATATTAATGAGTAAACTGAGAAGATAGCATTGCAATCAGTACCATGACCATCCTTTAAACATAGTTGTGAGTTGTTTGCTTGTACAATAATAGGATTATTAGCAGCATTCAATCCACCATATGTTATAGGATACGTTGCTGCACCAGTGACCTGAAAACTTAAAGTCTCTTCACCTGATCGTGCTCCACCCCCTGAACCATCACCTCTTGTCCAAGTGACTCCATTAATAGTAATAGTATCTACTGCAACACCAGCATAACCAGTATTATCATTCCACCATAATCTTAAAATTAAGTTACCACTACCACTACCAGTAACAACTAAGTTCTGTCCTGTACTATCAAATGCTGCTGTTAAAGTTCCTGCAGGTTCAGTAGTCCAACCCTGATCAGATGTAACTGGGAAAGTAACAGGACTAGATCTTTCTCTCTTATATTTTAAAATTGAAGTACCATTAGATAAGTAAAATCTTATAGGTTTAATATTAATATCAGGATCAAAAGGAGAACAAGTATTTGGTCCTAAGTCTGGAATATAAAAGTCATCATTCAATCCCCAATTTTTATCAGCCTTGTCTAGATTATCTCTCCAAGGTTCATCAACTTTCCAATCATGTAAGTACTCATTATAACAATCATAAAATTCTACAGTACCATCAGGTAATGTCCTCTTCTTACACTTTCTACCAGTAACATAAGGTGGTGGAGGATCAAAAATATCTCTTGTTGGATCCCAATAGTATGGTGGTAATGGTGGCCACTCATCATAATCAAGATCATCATCAGTAGGTACTCTAGCAGGTCTACCCTGCCCTTCTATCTCCTCATCACTAAGAGGTACATCACAGACAGGACCAAAACTACCTTCAGGATAATACTTTGCCATTCTACTAGTATTCTATATGAATATTTAGGATCGACCCTACAGACAAAAAAAACCCCCGAATTTTTTTCGGGGGTTTCTGTAATTAAAAGGTCAATTTCCTTTTGGGGTCATCTTCCATGCACCGAGTGCAGCACCGCCAACAGCAGCGACTATGATTAAGATTTCCATTAACCTACAGCAGGAGCAACAAGTGCAACCTCGCTAACCTCAGCAGCAGCCAAGTCTAGTGGGAAGTTGTGAGCATTACGCTCGTGCATTACTTCCATACCTAGGTTCGCTCTGTTAAGAACGTCTGCCCATGTAGGAACAACCTTACCATTAGCATCTAAGATACTTTGGTTGAAGTTAAATCCATTAAGGTTGAATGCCATAGTTGATATACCCATTGAGGTCAACCATATACAAACAACAGGGAAGACTGCTAGGAAGAAGTGAAGTGATCTACTATTGTTGAACGATGCATACTGGAAGATTAAACGTCCGAAGTATCCATGAGCAGCAACGATGTTGTAGGTCTCTTCTTCTTGTCCGAATTTGTATCCATAGTTCTGTGACTCTTGCTCTGTTGTCTCACGAATAAGTGAAGACGTAACAAGTGAACCATGCATAGCACTAAACAGGGCACCACCAAACATACCCGCCACACCTGCCATGTGGAATGGATGCATGAGGATATTATGTTCCGCTTGGAAGACAAACATAAAGTTGAACGTACCCGAAATGCCGAGAGGCATACCGTCACTGAATGATCCTTGTCCGAAAGGATAGATGAGGAATACAGCAAAAGCTGCTGATACTGGGGCTGAATAAGCAACACAGATCCAAGGTCTCATTCCTAAACGATAAGATAATTCCCACTGGCGACCCATGTAAGCACAGATACCAATAAGGAAATGCATTATTACTAATTGATATGGACCTCCGTTGTACAACCATTCATCAATGGTTGCTGCTTCCCAGATGGGATAGAAGTGCATTCCAATAGCATTGGATGATGGTACAACAGCACCAGAGATGATGTTGTTACCGTATAATAGAGAGCCAGCAACTGGTTCTCTGATCCCGTCGATATCGACAGGTGGAGCAGCGATAAAAGCTATAATGAAACAAGTGGCAGCAGTTAGAAGACATGGAATCATAAGGACTCCGAACCAACCAACGTACAGGCGATTGTCTGTGGAAGTAACCCACTGACAAAACTCATCCCAATTCTTAAGCGGGCTGCTACTTCTTTGTTGAAGAGTAGTCATTAAAAAAAGAGTGCGATTTTACTTGTTATAATAAGACTAATCCCTAAGGAATCCCCGTGGTCTTGGTTTGGGGTAATAAGAGGTGGGATACATATGCTGCTTATACTCAGCCCCATTGTATCATCGGGGGGACTTATTGACGTTGCCCTTGCCACCTCAGTTTATTTATTATAGTACGCTTCATAAAATTTTACAATCCCCCAAGTGACCACTTGTTTACGTGACCACTCTTCTGCACATTCTTCTGCAGATGGTCCTGTGTAACCATAAGCAGATAGTATTCTCATTGCTTCTTTCTTCATATTAAACCTAAAGAACCTGCGGTGAAACCCACTCCACAAAAGAATATGAATTCGTAAAGAGGATAGTAAGGACTATTGAAAAGCGTATTGACCGACATTGGTATATGTAAATGCTGCTAACGTTAAAAGAAATAATACTTGGTACATTATGCTCCTGATGGTACTGAAACTGGGACTGGTTGTGTAATTCTTATACCTTTACCACCATTGTCATCATCATCGTCATTGTTGAATGCACGAAGAAGTAGTTCAATCAAGACTAAAGCAGTCATGGGATAAAAAACCCAGAGGACTGCTACTAGTGGTGATATTTGATCTGATGCGGCTGATAAGTCGCTCATTGTTTTGTGTAGTTATGTTAACATTTATGAATAGTTATTTATACTTAAAAAATACTTAAGGGAAGTAAGTAAGTTTAGTATAAATTGCTACACCTGCCCAGAAGAGCATCATAGTTGCTCTTCCATTTGCTCTCCAAAAGATATCTGCTTGTGTCATTAGAAGATACCTGGAATGATTTGTCCTGTGGTGATGTAAGCACCTGTTGCTGCAACAAAACCTATCATTGCTGCCCAACCATTAAACTTTTCTGCTTCTGGTGTCATTGATTTTCTCCTTTTATTAGATTGAGGGTTAAAAAGTAGCTAGAGGTCAACACTAGCGGTGTAAAAGACCTTTAGGCATTAAAGAATGCCTGGTATTACCCATCCGAAGACGGTGTAATTAAACACTCCGATAACTAATCCCATCATCGCAAGGCGACCATTGACTAGCTCGGCATTTTCCCAGTAGTTAACGTCAAGAACTTCTATCTGAGGTTCAGCAGCAAACATATTTTGTCTGCCACCATCTTCAGTAGTAGTATAACGATTAATACTGTTGCTTGAAGTTGTCATTCGTTTGTAAAGAAACGTAACAATATTATATAGCAAATCTAAAGTTTTGTAAAGTAGGTATTTGTACGGAGAACAGAACAAAAAAAAGGAGGACTGATGTCCTCCATAAGATAAGCTTATCTGTGTCTGTCATACCGACAACCATCTAGTTTATAGTCTATTGGGAAAGACTAGCTGAAGGTTATGACATCATTTCCAGCACCACCTTGTAGTCCAGAACCAACATACACTGGTTCTGCTGCTAGATTACCCAGATCAATATCACCAATTGTGTCTAAGGAATCTGGATCGTAAGTCCCATCAGGGAAAGTTAATGCATCATCAGACACACTAAAAGTTATATGATCATGATCAGGTAACTCTTTTTTAATCTTTCTAAGTCCTTGATAATAAATGAACAGAAGATTAAGAGTCTCGTCTTTCAACGAATCCTTCTCGTGTGCTTCATCAAATGCTTCTCTAGCAGCATCAATAGCAGCATCAAGTTTTGTATGTAGTCCGCAAGTCATGTAAGTTGTAACTCCTTTTCTAGTTTTGTTAAAAGTATATCATAATCTTCATCTACGTCGCCGTAGAAGTCTACACCTTTGTTCTCAAAAAATCTAACCAATGCATTATATATGGTTGGGCATTCAATGTCAAGTATTATTTGACGATCAATTGCACTCCATAATATATCAAGATGAGATGAGAACTTTTCTTTTGTAGTCATGAGATACCTCAAGAGACATGCCTCCAGACGGATTTGAACCGCCGACCTTGGCTTTACAAAAGCCCTGCACTACCGCTGTGCTATAGAGGCAGTTAGTCAGGTATCTTTCTGCAAGTTCATGCAGTGAATCAATATGAAGATCCATCTTAGTCTCATCTAGTGAGCTCATGGATTGGTTGCAGACTACCCGACAATTATAACAGTATAGAACTGCCTCAGTCAAGCATGTGTGCCAGTTTTGAAATAGTCTTTACGCATGTACCTACCCAGTATGTTGCTGTTGTAATATGCTGGTGTGCCATCTTCTCTAGCCTCCGTAAGTACATTATTGATAAAAAGTTGTCGGGTCTCTTCAAAGTTAACTTGACCCAGTGTTTTATGTAGGCTTATTATTTCTCGTCTGAAACAACTCGACCCCAAAAGTTTCCTGTCTGCTGTAAGTTCTTTAGAACTTCCGTAGTATGACTTCCAGTCACTTTCACTCGTCCGTTTGCGTCCGCCACCTCTAGGCTTTCGTTTTTGGATAAAGTATTTCCTACCGATGTATTGCTTCCCAGACTGTAGATTTGTAATCCTGTAGACAAAACCGAAGAAGTCGTTAATGTCATCAGAAGTAAAAGCTGAACCCTTATAGGTCCAGGGGTTCTCATAATCTCCTTCACCCACTGAGGTCGTTGGGGTGGTTTCCAGTTTCCTATTTTCATTAGTCGCATTCTCCGTCGTCATCATCTACTTCAGGATATGTCCTTGTACCATCACTATGTAGCACGTAGGCACTCCTGTCTGCGTAGACCTCTGACTTTAACTCTGCTACTGCTCTCTCAAGATCAGCAACTAAAATTTTTAAATTTCTTTTTTGCATATTATTCCCAGTATTCGTCTAGTCTTTCTAATACATTTGTTAGTATTCTTTGAGCAGCACCACGCTGCTCATCATTCCACTCAGGATACCAGTGCTTTTCATAAAGACCTGTCTTCATTTTCATAATATAGGCAGTCATTGCTACCTTATTCAGTCGGCCATTCACTTGATTGCGTCCTGTAGTTTCTTCCAATCTGAATCAAATTTTTCCATACCAGCATCCGTTAAGCAGTGGTCATACATCTTATTAAATATATCCCAAGGCAGAGTACAGATATCAGCCCCCACTCGAAAACATCTTGCGACTTGAACTGGTTCTCTAATTGAAGCAGCAAGTACTTGAGTCTTAGAACCATGCGTTGAGAATACATCAGAAATTTCCTCCACTAAATTAATACCATCCCAATACTGATCATTGAGTCTTCCTATGAAAGGAGATACGTAGGTTGCACCAACCTTTGATGCTAGTATAGCCTGATTTGCTGAAAAAATCAAGGTCACATTAACAGGAATGTCATCATTGGATAATTTCTTACATACTCTAAGACCTGTACGTGTAGAAGGTACTTTGATTGTAATGTTTGGACCAATTTCAAGATACTTCTCTGCCATCCTCAACATATCATCTTCTGTTTCTCCTACAACCTCAGCAGAAATTGAAGAATGGAAAGGAAAAATTTCAGATATCTCTTTCAACACTTCCATTGGTTGATGCCCATTCTTCAACATCAGACTTGGATTTGTTGTTACTCCATCTATTAACCCTGTAGAATATGATTGTTTAATCAAATCAATATCAGAGCAGTCCAGAAAAATTTTCATTAAACTCATTTTATGTTTTCAATATTTAGTATAACATAAAAAAAGAGAGAGACAAAAAGTCCCTCTCTATGACAAGTATGTCTTGGATTCAAGATTAACTGCAGACTACTTTAGCCTCAGTGTGTTTGATTCCTCTGTAGGTTAATTCAGAGGTGACTTTATTGCAGGATTGCTTCCTGTTGGTGTCGTATTTAACACCACGATATGTGACTTGTGCCATGATTGTACTCCTAAAGTAATTGGATTTTAAGGCCCGTTCCTTTAGTCATTTCCGTCCCAATTACATTCCAAACCTATTGATTCTACAAGATGAGTCTTATAGATTTCAACTATCTCCGCCTTGGAAGTAGGAGATAAATCTTGCTTCGCATTAACTCTGTCTATCTTTTCAGATATGTCAGAGCATGTAATAGCAGTAGCGATCAAGAATGGAATCATGAGATGAACGAAATGCGTTCCGTGACTTACTTGCGTCCTCCGAAGAGGATGAACGTATGTTACTATTTATATGAGGGAACCCTTACAAAAGGGTTCACCTTGTTACCTTCGTGTGTTAATAGGGTGGGAGGTTGGATTAATGTATACCAACAAGTGCAGGGCATTGCTACATGAGTAGATTTTTACTGCACTATCTGAGACCCGACTGGTAAATCGATTCTACCCTGCGGTAGCAGCACCACCTGTGTCTCATCACCTTAACTAGCCTTATGCCAGCAAGTTTATTCAGTCACTCCCGTGTAAGGTGATCAACCTTACCCTTCAAGTATACCACCAAGTATTCGTTCTGACAACCCCCTAGCATGATTGTTTACAGAAATTAACTTTGATGCCCAAATCCTTTCTTCTAGGGTCACCTTCCTCTGCAATCTTAACCTGTATAAAATCTCACATAGTTTCAACCTATGGTCTCGACTTAACATTAGTAACTATGATCATCCAAGTGTGCGTCTTGATTCTCTCTTTGTGCCCATAGTTTACGTTCCATTTCCCACATAGCTTCTGCTGTACCTGATGGTAACTCGTGTTGTCCTGCTTTATCTAATAGTTTATCATACTCTTCAGCATTATCAATGATTGCCTGTTTTAAATCATCTAATTCCCACTCTATATCAGAGTTTGAATCCTGCGAAAGTGTTTTCTTTGACATCTTGTTTGATTCCTCCAACGACATATGATTCAATCTCCGTTTCTTGTGGTGCATTTTGTTGACCCTTAGAGTTAAGCCAATGCTCAGTCCAAGGCAAAGGATTATTTCTAAGGGGTTGATCGTATATAGGCTTCAAACCAATGGCTCTCATTCTTCTATTAGCAATCCATTCTACGTACTGATGTAACAATCTATCATTCAATCCTATCATACTACCATCTTTGAATAAGTATGCAGCCCATTCTTTCTCTTCATCAACTGCTTTCTTAAACATCTGTACTACATTTTCTTTCTCTTCTTTAGCAATCTCTGCCATTTCAGGGTCATCTTTACCTTCAGACCAACTCTTTAATATCTGTTGGGTGAGTACCAAATGTTGGCTCTCATCTCTGGCAATAAGTGAGAGGATTTTTGCTGAACCCTCCATGAGTTTGAGTTCCCCAAAAGCAAAAGAACAAGCGAAAGATACATAAAACCGAATACCTTCCAGTATGTTGACATTAGCGACAGCCCTGTATAAGGTTCTCTTGAGGTCTCTGATTGTCCATGCTGCTGAGGGAGATCCTTTTGAGTCTGGTCTCCACATGTTTCCTGATCCATACTCTTGTGCATATCTAATAAAATAATCGTAAGACTCTGTAACAGATGCTGCTCTATCTAATATCTTATCATCATCTAGAATAGTATCAAATACATCAGCAGGATTTGGATATACATTCTTAATAATATATGTGTATGATCTAGAGTGTATCATCTCCATGAACTGCCACACTTGCATACATGCTTCTAGTTCTGGTAAAGAACAATAAGGTATGAATGCCATACCAGGTGCTCTACCTTGAACAGAATCTAACATGATCTGATACTTCAGATTAGAAGTAAAGATATGCTTTTGTAACTCATTAAGCTGTGCATAGTCAGCACGATCTTTCTGGAGTGATACCTCTTCAGGTCTCCAGAAATATCCTAGTTGTTGCTGTGTCAGTCGATCAAAAGTTGGAAATTTATATGAATCATAACGTTGAATACTCAGAGGTGCTCCAAAAAACATGTATTGTTTCGTAGTATCAACCTTCTGACGATTGAATACTGTCATTCCTTGAACTTGTTTAGACTGCACAGCTGTCACAGGGCTCCTCCTCGGTAGTTAAAATTTTATCAATTAATTGGTCCACATCAGGGACATCATCCTTCCATCCTATTGGATGTGCTGGTTCATCTATATCTTTCTTAGCATCATATGTATTCTGATAATAAGATGTCTTCCAACCATACTTGTAAGTTGTTAAAAGATCCTTAGCCATCTCTGATACAGGTACTTCATTATTCTCATAGTTCTCTGGATTATATGACCAGTTACCACTGATCGCTTGGTCAAAGAACTTCTGCATTACTGCAGCAACTTTGATGTACCCATCATTATTATGCATGTCCCACAACAATGTGTATGCATTCTTTAGAGTGGAATAGGAGGGAACAATTTGCTTAAGAGGCCCCTTCTTCGACTTCTTAATGGACAAGTAGTCTCTAGGAGGCTCGATTCCATTGGTAGCGTTTGACACAACGGAACTGCTCTCCGAAGGCATTTGTGCGGACAATGTTGAGTGCCTAAGACCATGCTGTAGTATTCTTTCACGTAGAAACTCCCAATCACATTGTAAGTCATTCGACACTATCTCATCAACGTCCTTCTTATATGTATCTATCGGTAGGTTGCCATCAGCATACTTTGTTTTACCAAAGTAACCGCATGGTCCTTTCTCCATAGCAAGATGATTAGAAGCAGTCAATAATGCATATTGAAACCTCTCTGTGAGTTCATGAACTAACTTATGTGCTTCTGAATCATCATACTTAACACCATTCTTAGCAAGATAATGTGCTAGTCCAATGTATCCTATACCAAGTGACCTACGATTCTTTGTACTCTGCTCTGCTGCTTTAACAGGATAAGATTGATAATCAATAAGAGCATCAAGACCACGTACTGCAAGATCACATAACTCATCCAACTCATCAAGTTTATTAATCTTACCTACATTAATAGCAGATAGAATACACAAAGCAATCTCACCTTGACCATCAATGTGTTGGATAGGATCTGTAGGTAGAGTAATCTCTTGACATAGGTTACTCATGCTAACCTTGTCCTTAAAGGATGAGTGCTCATTACAATGGTCAATATTCATGATGTAAATACGACCTGTCTCTGCTCTCTCCTTAAGGAGATCAAGGATTAGTTCTTGAGCACTAATAGTTTTTCTTGGAATGGTTGAATCACTTTCATACCTTAAGTATAGATCATCAAAATCCTCTGTACCAAAACTATCATAAAGCCCTGGCACATCATGAGGAGAAAAAAGCGTGATCTCCTCGTTCCTAATAAACCTTTCATAAAATAGTTTACTTAACTGGATGCTGTAGTCGAGTTTTCTGACTCGGTTGTCTTCTGTTCCTTTGTTGTTTTTGAGGACGAGGATGTCTTCGATTTCCTGATGCCAGATAGGAAAGTGGACAGTAGCTGATCCTCCTCTGATACCGTTTTGCGTACAGC